CCAAGGCGCTGGCGCGGCGGGCCGTGCTTGCATGGGAGGGCATCGGTGATGCGGATGGCAACGTGATCGACCCAAATCCGGAAGCCATCGACGCGCTCTTGGATATCTGGCCGATCTTCGAGGCCTTTCAGTTGACCTATGTCTCCAAGGGCTTGCTGCTGGAACAGGAAAAAAACGTTTCCGCGCCCTTGCCGAATGGTCCTTCGGCGGGGGCGAGCGATACTGTGAAGCCTGCACGCAAACCTGCCAAGACTGCCCGGCGCGGCTGAACCGACCCACCACCTTTGAAGGCTGGCAGGTCTGGGACCTGGTCGGCCGTCTTGGCGGCCAGCTCCGCGTGCTGCCCGGCGCGGTAATCGGCTGGGATATGACGGCTGCGCTGGCTCTCGGGAGCGCGCTCGGCATCCCGCCCCTGGCCATGGCCGAACTGCTGCACGTCGTTGAGGCGGTGATGGTCGCCAAACTCAACGAACAGATGGATCATTCTAATGGCTGAGAAGCGCGTTTCTGTCCGCCTTGCGGCCGTGGGCGGCCGACAGGTACGTGCCGAACTGGAAGGTGTCGGCGAGGCCGGAGCACGCGGCTTCGGCCGCCTTAGTCGGGAGATGGAAGCGGCCAACACCCGCCTAGCGGCGTTTTCCCGTCGTGTTACGGTGGCTGCCGCTGCCGCCGTGGCCGCCGCTGCTGCTGCTGGCGTGGCGATGGTCCGATCCGGGCTGCAAACGGTGGATGCGCAGGCAAAGCTTGCGCAATCGCTCGGCACGACAGTGGCTTCGATCCAGACGCTGGAGCGCGCGGGTGAACTCGCGGGCGTCTCCATCTCCGGGATCGAACAGGCGACCAAGGATCTGACACGCCGCCTCAGCCAGGCTGCCGCCGGGACTGGTCCCGCTGCCGATGCGCTGGAGCGGCTGGGGCTATCTGCCACTGACCTGATTGCCCTGCCGCTGGATAGGCGGGTGGGGGCGATCAACGCCGCCATCGAGGCGTTCGTGCCGGTCGCCGAGCGTGCGGCTGTCGCCGGTCAGCTCTTCGGCGAAGAAGGCTCCATCGCGATGTCGCGCATCGACACCGCGACACTGCGCCAGGCGACCGAGGACGTCCTCGCGTTCGGTGTCGTCGTGTCCGAGCAGGACGCCGACCAGATCGAACGCACCAATGATGCGATCTCCCGGCTCGGGCTCATCTGGCGTGGCCTGTCGAACCAACTGGCTGTCGCCGCAGCGCCCGCGCTGGAAGCGGTCGCGAACGCGATGGCGGCCGTGGCCAGCCGCACCGGGCCACTCGGCATCGCGATCCGGGGCCTATTCGACAACATCGGCCGATTGACCACTTATGCCGCCACCTTTGTGGCCTTTCTTGCAGGGCGTTGGGTCGCTGGGATGGCCGTGGCGGCCTTGTCGGTGCGCGGTCTCGCCACTGCGCTGGTCCTGTTGCGCGGCGCGCTGATCCGCACCGGCATCGGGGCATTGATCGTTGGCGCGGGCGAGCTTGTCTACCAGTTCACCCGCCTTGTTTCCAGTGCGGGTGGGTTTGGCGAAGCGATGTCGCTCCTGAAAGACCTCGCCGTCGAGGTCTGGGATCGCGTCAAGATGGGGGCTGCTGCGGCGGGCGCAGCGGCCACGGCGATGTTCTTCGATCTGAAGGCCGATGCCGCCTCCGGCATGCAGAGCGCCATCGAGAGCGTCGTGGCTTTTGGCAACATAGCCGCGAACACGTTCGAGGGGGCCTATGAGGCGATCAAGGCGATCTGGGGACTGCTCCCGGCGGCTATCGGCGATCTCGCGTTTCAGGCGGCCAACAGCCTGATCGACGGTGTAGAGGCGATGCTGAATGGCGTCGTTTCGCGCATCAATGGTTTTATCAGCGGGATCAACCAGGGGCTGGAAGCGCTTGGGTCCGAGCGCCGCATCTCGATCATCCCCGATCTCGAATTGGGCCAGATCGAGAACCGGTTTGAGGGTGCTGCGACGGCCGCGACCACCGCTGCACAGGCAGCGTTCGACCGCGCTTTCGAGAACAACCCGCTGACTGCGCCCGATCTGGGGCTCACTCAGGCGGCCAATACTGCACTGGCCACGGCCAACACATATCGCGGTGCCGCGCGGGACTTGGCCGGAGGCGCGCGTGCGCCACTCGCCAGCTGGCAGGCCCTGCGTGACGCGGTGCAGGGCAGCAATGAGGGTGGCGCGGACGCGCTGACCGAGGCGACCAACGCAGCTGACCGTTTAGAGACAGCCCTTGGCGATGCTGGACGCGCGGCCTCTGGTGCCGGTAGTGCGGCCGGCGCTGCTGCCGCTGCCGCCGAACCCGACACCGAAGCCGCCGTCACCGGCTGGCAGGCGGTCACCGCAGCGCTCAGCGACTATGCCAGCAAGGCGCGTGATATCGGCCAGGCGCTGGTCAGCGCGTTCCAGTCGGCCGAGAATGCGGTCGGTGAGTTCGTGAAAACCGGCAAGCTCGACTTCCGAGGTCTCGTCACCTCGCTGTTGGCCGATCTCGCCAAGCTGGCGGCGCGGCGCTTCATCCTCGGACCGATCGCCAATGCACTCTCTGGCGCGCTTGGCGGTGCGGGCGGGATCTTCGCGAACATCTTGCATGCAGGCGGCATGGTAGGGGCCTCTGCGCCAGGCCGGATTGTCCCCGCGATGGCCTTCGCGGCCGCACCCCGGATGCATTCCGGCGGCGTTGCCGGTCTCCGCCACGATGAAGTCCCGGCAATCCTGCAGCGCGGCGAGCGAGTGCTGTCGCGGCGCGAGGCGCAAACCTATGGCAGCGGCGGCGGCGTCAATGTCACCATCATGGCCCGCGACGCCGAAAGCTTCCGGCAGTCCCGCACGCAGGTCGCGGCTGACATCGCCCGCGCCGTGTCGATGGGTCGGAGGGGCATGTGATGGCGTTCCACGAGGTCCGGTTTCCGGACAACATCAGCCGGGGCGCTCGCGGCGGGCCGGAACGCCGCACCCAGATCGTTGAACTCGCCTCGGGCGACGAAGAACGCAACGCCAGCTGGGCGAACTCGCGCCGCCGTTACGATGTTGCCTACGGCATACGCCGCGCGGACGATCTGGCGGCAGTAGTCGCTTTCTTCGAGGCGCGCAACGGACGGCTCCACGGCTTTCGGTTCAAGGATTGGGGCGACTACAAGTCCTGCCTGCCCTCGGGGACGCCATCGCCGAGCGATCAAGCGATTGGCACCGGCGACGGCACGACGACGTCGTTCCAACTGGTGAAGCGCTACACGTCCGGCGCGCAATTCTGGACGCGTGCCATCACCAAGCCGGTGACGGGCAGCGTGCGCATTGCTCTCGGCGGAGTGGAGCAGCTCTTCGGATGGTCGGTCGATACCACGACCGGCGGCGTGACCTTCAGCGTCGCGCCGGGTTCAGGCGTCGCGATCACAGGAGGCTTCGAATTCGATGTGCCGGTCCGCTTCGACACCGATGCGCTCGACGTGACGCTCGACCTCGAGCGGCTTGGCTCGATCACAACCATCCCATTGCTGGAACTCCGTCGGTGAAAAGCATCAACCCCGATCTGCAGGCCCATCTCGACGACGGGACAACGACGCTGGCCTGGTGCTGGCGGGTCACGCGGGCCGATGGCGTCTCCTTCGGCTTCACGGATCACGACCGGACGCTCAGCTTCGACGGCACGGACTTCGAGCCGGAGAGTGGGCTGACGGCATCAGAGGTCCGCTCCGGCTCGGACCTGTCGGTCGATGCGCAGGACGCGGAGGGCGTGCTGACCTCAGACCGGATCACCGAGACCGACATTCTCGATGGCCGCTGGGACAACGCGGAGGTCGAGGTCTGGCGCGTGAACTGGGCGGACACCGGCCAGCGCGTGCTGATGCGCCGGGGTGCCATCGGCCAGATCCGGCGCGGACGGCTGGCCTTTGTTGCCGAGGTCCGCAGCCTCGCGCATGTGCTGGGCCAAACGGTCGGGCGAACTTTTCAGGCGACCTGCGATGCAGCACTCGGCGATACGCGCTGCGGCGTCGATCTGGAAAACCCGGCATTCAAAGGTTCGGGCACCGTGCTCGACCTGCTGCGGGATCGGGCTTTTACAGCTTCGGGGTTCGGCGGGTTCGCCTCCGGCTGGTTCACCTTCGGCACGGTCGAATGGACCGGTGGCGCAAATGTGGGGCGGCGGGCAGAGATCATCGCACATGACCTGACTGACGGCATAGCAGTGCTGACGCTCCTTGAAGCGCCAGTACGTACCATCGCGGGCGGTGATGCTTTCACCGTTCGCGCAGGCTGCGACAAGCGTATCGAGACCTGCAGCGCCAAATTCGCCAATACCGTCAACTTTCGTGGCTTCCCGCACATCCCCGGCCAGGATGCGGTGCTCCGCTATGCCACGAAGGATGGTGGACATGAGGGGGCGGTGCTTTGAAGGCCGTGGATCCTCAATACGTCGTAACCATCGCGCGGTCCTGGCTCGGCACGCCGTATCACGACCAGGCGAGTCTGCGCGGCGTCGGATGCGACTGTCTCGGGCTGGCCCGCGGCGTCTGGCGCGAGGTGGTTGGTCCCGAGCCATTCCCGATCCCGCCCTACAGCCGCGACTGGGGCGAGACTGGCCCCCGCGAAGTGCTGGCCGAGGGTGCTCGGCGCATGATGCCGGAAATCGCTGCTTCTGAGGCTGGTCCCGGCGCGCTGGTGTTCTTCCGCATGAAGACCCGCGCCATCGCCAAGCATGTTGGGATTATGACCGGAGCCGAGACCTTCTTGCATGCCTATGAGCGCCTCGGCGTGATCGAGGAACCGCTGACTCCGTCCTGGCGGCGGCGTATCGCCTTCGCCTTCCTGTTTCCACAACGCTGAGATTCCCACATGGCCACTCTCGTTCTCGGTGCCGCAGGTGCCGCCATTGGCGGCAGTATTGGCGGCGCGATCCTCGGCGTCAGCGCTGCCACTATTGGTGGCTTCATCGGCTCCACCATCGGATCGGTCGTGGACAGCTGGATCATATCTTCGCTCGCGCCGACCCAGCGCATCGAAGGCGCGCGGATGGACAATCTGCGCATCACCTCGGCCACCGAAGGTGCGGTGATCCCGCGCCTCTACGGCCGCATGCGGATCGGCGGCAACATCGTCTGGGCGACGGATTTCCGCGAGGAGACGAAGACCACCACGCAAGGTGGCGGCAAGGGCGGTGGGGGTGGCGGCAAGGTCAAGACCACCGAATACTTCTACTATGCCAGCTTCGCGGTGGCGCTCTGCGAGGGGCCGATCACCGGCATCGGACGCATCTGGGCCGACGGCAAGCTGCTGGACACCGCCGGGATCACATGGCGCTGGTATCCGGGCAATGAGAGCCAGACGGCCGATCCGTTCATTTCGGCGAAGATGGGCGCGGCAAACACACCCGCCTATCGCGGCACGGCCTATGTGGTCTTCGAGGACCTGCCGCTCGGTAACTATGGCAACCGGATCCCTCAGATGAGTTTCGAGGTGTTCCGCCCGCTTGTCGATCCTGATACAGCGGAGGGGCTGACGCAGGCCGTCACCATGATCCCGGCCTCGGGCGAATTCGCCTATGCCACGGAGGGCATTCGGAAGGGCAGCAGCGGCTCGTCCGAGCCCGAGAACCTCAACGCGCTGACCGACACCGCTGACATTGTGGTGGCGCTGGACCGCTTGCAGGCCACGGCGCCGAAGGTCGAGAGCGTGTCGCTGGTCGTTGCCTGGTTCGGCGACGATCTTCGCGCAGGCAATTGCAAGGTGCGGCCCGGCGTTGAGGTCATCGCCAAAACCACCACGCCGTCGGCCTGGACCGTAAATGGCGTCAACCGCGCCAATGCCTTTCTGGTCAGCCGCGACGATCAGGATCGCCCGGTCTATGGCGGCACGCCCGCCGACTTCGCAGTGGTGCAAGCGATCCAGGAGATGAGGGCGCGTGGACTGCGCGTCACCTTCTATCCGTTCATCCTGATGGATGTGCCGCCCGCGAACACCCTGCCGAACCCGTATTCCGACAACGCCGCTGAGACAGGCCAGCCCGCGTTTCCGTGGCGGGGCCGGATCACCTGTTCGCCCGCTGCGGGATACGCCGGGACCGTGGACAAGACCGGCACGGCGGCCACGCAGGTCGCGGCGCTGTTCGGCGCGGCCACGCCCGCCAGCTTCAATGTCTTGGGCGACAGCGTGAGTTGGATCGGGCCGTCCGGCGACTGGGGGCTGCGCCGCATGGTGCTGCACTACGCCCATCTCTGCGAAGCGGCGGGCGGTGTCGATGCCTTCCTGATCGGGACAGAAATGCCGGGGCTGACCACGATCCGCTCCGGCGCGTCCACCTATCCGGCGGTGCAGGTGTATCGGGATCTGCTCGCCGATGTCCGCTCGATCCTCGGGTCGGGGACGGCGATCGGCTATGCGGCTGACTGGTCGGAGTATTTCGGGCACCAGCCGGGTGACGGCAGCGGCGACGTGTTTTTCCACCTCGACCCGCTCTGGGCCGATCCGGAGATCGATTTTATCGGCATCGACAACTACATGCCGGTGTCGGACTGGCGCGACGGGTTCGAGCATGCCGACGCGGCGGAGGGCTGGCCCGCGATCTACGACCGAGCCTATCTGCAGGGGAACATCGCGGGCGGTGAAGGTTTCGACTGGTTCTATGCCAGCGCGGCGGACCGCTCAGCGCAAGTCCGTACACCCATCACCGATGGCGCGGCGGCAAAGCCATGGGTCTTCCGGTACAAGGATTTGCAAGCCTGGTGGTCGAACCCGCATTACGACCGCCCGGGCGGGGTAGAGAGCGGAACGCCGACGCCTTGGGTGCCGCAATCCAAGCCGATCTGGTTCACCGAACTTGGCTGCCCGGCAATCGACCGCGGCACCAACCAGCCCAACGTCTTCTTCGATCCCAAGTCATCCGAGAGCTTCACGCCGTATTTCTCGCGGGGCTGGCGCGATGATGCGATCCAGCGCGCCTATCTCGAGGCGACCTTTCTATGGTGGGGCGAGGCCGCAAACAATCCGGTTTCCGGCATCTACGGCGACCGGATGGTGCACGTTCCCGAATGCGCCGCCTGGACCTGGGACGCGCGGCCTTATCCCTTCTTCCCGGCGCTGACCGACGTCTGGACGGACGGCGCGAACTGGCGGCTCGGCCACTGGCTGACAGGACGGCTCGGTGCGGTGTCGTTGGCCGCGCTGGTCCGGCATCTCTGCGTGCGTGCGGGAATGACCGAGGGGCGGATCGACGTCACCGGACTCTGGGGCGCGGTCGAAGGCTACGCCATTGGCGCACTGGAAAGCCCGCGCGCCTCGATCACCACGCTGTCGCGG